ACGTAAGGGAGGCTTCCATGGCATTCAGTGCTGCCGAAGCGGCCCCGGCCAAGTCGTGGCGTGTCATCACGCCGTCCGATACCGTCAACATGGCGGCTGGGTGCCGTGGCATCTACGTAGGCGGGGCTGGCAATGTCACGCTGATCGGTGAGGACAACGTGACCCCCATCACCTTCACGGCGGTTCCTGTCGGCACCTTCATGCCGTGCGGGGCCAGACGGGTGATGGCCACCAACACCACGGCAACCCTGCTCGTCGCGTTGTTCTGATGCCCGGTCTTGGTCCTCGCATCTGGCAACCCCAGTACAGGGCAGGCGGTACTGAGAGCAGCATCAACACTGCCCCCATTACGTACATCGTCCCGGAGCCGGATAAGCTCGACCAGACCCGGCTCCCCCTCCCCATCATCGCCAGCAACATCGCCTGCCGCATCTTTGGCCGTAACAACACCAACAACCCTGTCGCCATCACGGTGAAGTGGGACGGCAAGCCGATGAACCAGACCATCTTCTACGGCAAGCCCTTGGCGGGCGAGCCGTTCGCCGGGATATGGACGCTGTTCAACCAGACCGTTTCGACCGATGCCCGACTGGAGATCACCTGCGGTCGGGACAGGGCAGGGTGTGCCGCCATCCGTGCAGGCTCCTTGGGTGGCGCTCCTGTTCTGGTCAGCACCGATTACGAAGACGGGTTGACCATGAACTTCCCGGCTGGGGCTGGAAACTTCGTGTTCGCGATAGGCGGCTGTCTCAACAAATCAGGCGCTCCGATCACCTGCGCCCAGCTTGACGATCAGTGGAACCCTGAAATCCCCTCGTCCAGCGGCCACGCCCCCGGCGCTGCCGCCTATTTCGGCTTCACGAACACGCCACCGATGGATGGCAATATCGTACTGACACCAGTCGCGCCGAACACCGGCATCATCGTTGCGTCGGAATGGACCGGCGTTCTGTAGGAGTAAGCTCATGCCGCTGAAGAAGGGTAAGTCCAAGAAGACCATCAGCAAGAACATCTCCGAGATGCCACGCTGGCTATCCGCAGAAGCAGGCGGTCGCCGCCTCGCTGTCGCAGGCCCGCCGCTTTCCCAAGAAGGGTAAGAAGTGACCACTTCCGGCACCACCACCTTCGGTCCCGACATCCTCGATCTGATCGAGGAAGCCTATGAAATGGTGGGGATCGAGGTGCGTGGTGGCTACGACCTCAAGACGGCCCGCCGCTCCTTCGACATGCTGCTGCGCGAATGGGGCAATCGTGGCCTCAACATGTGGACGCTCAAGCTGTTCGAAGTGCCGGTTGTCGCCTCTGGCTCCAGCCTTGTCATCACGCTGCCGGTCGGGACCATCGATGTCCTCGATGCGGCATGGCGGACCGGCACCGGCATCAGCCAGAGCGACCAGTCATTGACCCGGTTGGGTGGATCGCAGTGGGCAACAATAGCCAACAAGAATGAGCCGGGTACGCCGTCACAGTTCTATGTGCATCGTGTGGCACCGCCGATCATCAGGGTATGGCCGACGCCCACGGAGAATGGCACCCTCATGTGCTGGGGGCTTCGGACCATCGAGGATGCCGGTGTCTATACAAATACCGCTGACATCCCGCCTCGCTTCCTTCCGGCACTGGTCACCGGGCTGGCCTACTACCTCGCCCTGAAATCGCCCAATGCGACGGATCGCGTGCAGATGCTTCAGGCCGAATACGAGCGGCAATGGACGCTGGCGGCGGAAGAGGACCGGGACAGGTCGTCCTTCTTCATGGTCCCTGACCTGAGTACCTACAACAGATGAAACCCGTTCCCGGCATATGCGACCGCTGCGGCCTGCGCTTCAAGCTGTCCTCCCTGAGAGATGAATATCTCTTGGGTCGTGCGACCGGGATGAAGGTCTGCAAGTCCTGTTACGACGAGAGCCATCCACAACTTGAAACCCGCAACGTCAAGACCAACGACAAGCAGTTCGTCAAAGGCTCACGCTCCGACAGGGCCGAGCTTGAGGAGAGCCGCAAGATGATGGGCTGGAACCCGGTGGGCATGGTGACCACAAGCACGATGATCATTTCCGTTGGCAGGGCATGGGTGAGGCTATGAACTGGGGTGAGATCAAGACCGTTGTCCGGCAGTATCTGGAGAATGAGGAGGTGACCTTCCAAGCCAACCTCCCGCTCTATGCGCGGCTGGCCGAAGAGGACATCTACCGCAAGGTCCAGCTTCCTGTTTCACGTGAAACAGCGACCACCAATTTCAACGCCACCGACCCCTTGTTGTCTCTCCCAACGGACAGCATGTCCGTCTACTCGCTGGCGGTGACCACGCCTGAGTTCACCTACCTGTCGATGAAGGACGAGGCGTTCCTGCGTGAAGCCTACCCGGACCCCACTCAGGTAGGCGTGCCGCGTTTCTTCGCGGTCCGCGACGAGGCCAACCTGCTGGTCGCCCCGACGCCGGGATCGAACTACAGCGTGCAGATGCACTACTTCAAGAAGCCGGTGTCCATTGGCCTCAACGACAATGCGCTCAACGAGAACTGGCTGTCGAAGAATGCCGAGAACGCCCTGATCTTCGGCATCATCATGCACGGCTACATCTACGAAAAGGGCGATCAGGACGTGATCGCCTCCTACAAGGCGCAGTTCGAAACGGCGCTTGGCGACCTCAAGCAGATTGTCGAGGGACGCCAGAAGAAAGACACCTACCGCAATCCCGATCAGAGGCTCCCGGCATGAACGAAGTCTCCATGGGCGTCGGCCTGTATTACGTCGAGACGACCCAGAATGGCGGTCACCCGCCTGAGTTCTACGCCGAGACGGTCACCGACAAGATCATCGGCATTTCCTACAACGCCTCCCCCGAGATCAGGCTTCAGGCCGAGGCGTTCCGCGAGAAGATGAAGTCGCTGATCCTCGCTGGCATCCGTCAGGCGATCCTCTCCAACCACACCACAGTCATCTACCAGCTACAGAAAGCCGGGATGAACGAGGCGGCTGTCCTCATCCACGAACTGCGCAACGCGAAAGGAAAGTAGAATGGTCCCGACACAGGCAGTCTGCACCAGCTTCAAGGTTGACTTGCTGGCAGGCAGGCACAATTTCACCACCTCGACCGGCAACGTGTTCAAGCTTGCGCTGGTCACCAACACCTCGACCATCAGCGGTGCCACCACATCCTACGGCACCATCAATTCCGAGGTGGCGACCGGCGGCGGCTACACCCAGCCCGGTCTTGCCCTGACCATCGATACCGCCAGCCCGACCTCTTCAGGCACCACGGCTTGGGCGGATTTCGTCAACGCCACGTGGACCACCAGCACCATCACCGCACGCGGCGCACTGCTCTACAACGACACGCCGACAACGCCAGTGGCCGATCCGGCTGTGCTGGTCCTCGACTTCGGTTCTGACAAGTCCAGTTCGGCGGGCGATTTTACCGTGGTTTTCCCGGCTGCTGACAGTTCCAACGCGATCATCCGCATCGCCTGATCTCAGGGAAGCCCGATGGCGTGGTCAATCGTCGGCGTCGGGACGGTCGTTGAAACTGCCACCACAACACTGACGCTGACGGAACCGGCTGGGGTCGCCAGCGGCGATCTGCTGGTTGCGTGCATAGCGGGCCGTGGTTACACGGCTGGAACTGGCTGGTGCGGGGTTGCGTCCGGCTGGACATCCGTCAACAGCGTCGGCAACGCCAACACCGCGACCAACACGTCTGCGCTCGCGAATGGCCGTATGGCCTTCATCGTGCGCGGTGGGTCTGCTCCATCCTATGCCTTCACCCTGACCGGCACGGCAAGCGTGGCGATGGGGAGGGTCGTTGCCTATCGGGCTACGGCTGGCAGCACCATTAGCCTCACCGCCAATACCGCCGCTACGACGCCGACCAATTCGACATCGCTCAATATCGCTACGGCGGTCACGACGACATCGGCCAATGAGTTGATTGTCGCGATGGCTGCTGGCGGGCAGGAAGCCGCATGGTCATCCTTCACTGCCAGCAATCCCGGCGGGGCCAGCGGCGCGACCAACACGACGAGCGCCCCATCGACCACGACATGGTTTGAGCGGGCCGACACCAACACCGTAACCGGCGCTGACACCTCGCTGGGTATCTTCGATGCTGTCAGATCGGCAGCGGGCGATGCTGGCGGATACGGCGGAACGGCGTCGCTTGGTGCGGGGCATGTCGTCATCTCCGGAGCATTTCGGGAAACGCCGCTTCTTTTAACTGCCGATAACGCGATATCCCCGTATCTCAACAGCACCACGATAATAACCGTTGGGTCTGGCGACACGGTAACCGGCATCCCGTTCGGGACTGCGGCTTCTGATCGTGTGGTGTCGCTGTTCGTGGTCTTCACTTCCTCCGTCACGACCGCGACATTGGGCGGCATCAGTGCGACCGTCACCACTCTTGTCGGCAACCAACGCCTGATC